GCCTAGGCACTACACCGGAAGCATAATAAGCATTAGTGATTAACTGCTGAACGGTATATGCCACGATACATCACACTTACACTTGATAATCAAACGCATTAACAAAAAGCGTTAATGTGTCTGTGTTTTGTGTCACCGCATAATCAACCTCGACAGCCGTACTCACCAACTTACCCATCACATTGAATTGTTCGGATTGAGGCTTGGTACTTACCAACCCCACAATTTCTTTATTGGTAGTGCTTGTCTCATTCGCGATGATAATGTCTGCCGTATTTTCTGCCAGGTTAGGTGTATAGACTGCATTCAAATCAACAGAAATATAATCAACCGGTGGTACGCCCGCATTCAAGCTAACCGCTGTTTGCGTAATAGCAGCGCCATCGGATAGCACAATAGGAGGGTCTACCCAGTAAAATTTACGTTGATTGTAATCACCTACTTGATAGAACTTCACAAACTGGGAAGAGCCATTAGTACGTATCCAACCTACCTGGCGTTTTAAGCTATAAGTTGTCTGCATAACCGTGCCCTGTGGCATCACAGGAGCGGTGGTTGACAAGGACAGCAAACACCCAGGAGGATTAAATCCAGTGGCATCATCTATTACATAGACGGCATACCATTTGCTTGCCTCTAAGGAGCCGGTATCTAAGCCATTTAACCCATTAACCGCACCATCAATAGTGATACTATCAGTGGTTTCCATTGAAAAAGTAAAGGTGGAATCCCACCCCTGACCACTACTAACAGTCAATGTGGTTGTGGATGCCCACGCAGGTTTCCAGCCATAAATCAAAGGAGCTGGCAGCGGAATCGCTGGTGATAAAGCTAAGGTCATATTTTTTCTCCTTCTTAAGCTACTGGAAATAAGAATCGCATGGACGCCTCAGGAACAATCGTTGAACCAAAGATATTCTGGCGAATAAACCCATGGTTTGGCGTTCCAAATACCTTACCGTAGTAAAGTTGCAACATCGCGCCGCTCTCGTCATCACGTTCTTGTGCGCTATAGAAAGGGGATTGATCGGGCAAGCCTGGCATCGCCAAGAAAGCTGCCCTGCCACCAATAATACCGCCCGCCTGATGGGTAGGCATGAACTTAAACTGCATACCAGCCACGATATTCGTGTTGATATTTTGATTAGGCCCTGGCTGAGAAATTAATGCAGGCGTAATCTGCACAGTAACGTTACCACCACTAGAAGCAGCCGATGCGGTCGCTCTAAGCTGCACGGGTTGTGCAGACGGCACTTTTCCATCTACTACCAAATAACGCACATTTGGTTGACCTGACACGCTATCTAAGAAGCGCCCTACATCACCTGAAAGTACCGCCTGTGAGTCAGTACCTGCTCCAGAGAAAGTAATTTCTGTGATATTAGAACCATCCGCGCTATTGGTTGAAACAACCGTCAAAACAGTTGCGTCATTACCTAATGTACCGGCCGTATGAATGGGTAATAAGTTAGAAGAGTAATACTTGACAGGAGGTGTACCAAACTCACCCACTTCCCATGACATAGCAATCTCATCATTTCGACGTGGGACGAACTGCCCTAAGCCGTTACCAATGATGGGCGGAATAATGGTATCCGGCAAAAACACCGCTATTTCGTCGGTATAAAGACCAATGTTTTTAAAGTTAACAATGGCTTGCTGTAATTGCTGATAACTGTTAATTGCCGTAGAGCCATCACCAAAGAATCGATAAGGACCTGATTCAGTATGAAGCGCACCAGTCGGATTAGAGTTAGCGTCATAAACAGGCACAGCGCTTGTAAAGTTCTTTAATAAAGTAGACTCGGTATAACCACCCAGCACTTGAGCCGCACGCTTCCCATACTCGTTCATATACTCTTCTTCGGTGAAGTTGAAGATGAGCTGAGGGTCGGTTACGGTCGTTGAAACGTTGAACGATTGATCAACGGTCAATGTTTGTTGGCGCTGCGTAATCGCTTGCCAGTTGGCTGTTAAGCCATTGGAAGCTGAAATTAAATAAGGAATGGTAAAGGTAACACTTGAACCTAAGTTACCTGGCATGCGCTCAAAACTCATGAACTTCTTATTGAAGACATTGATAGCCGCATACGAGTTTTGATAATAAGCCAACTCAGACAATTGATATGTCTGCACTTGCTGCAAAATATTATTTGGATATGACATAAAGCACCTCAAATCGAATTAATTTGAGATAGCGGTTGTCGATGGAGGATTAAGCCTTGTATTTAGCTCTCAACTCACTCACTGTCGCACGCCCACTATCCGTTCCACGATTGGAGGAGTTAATAGTGCTGAGTGGTGGACGAGGCTGAGATTTCGCATTAGCCAGAGCAGTTTCGTTTTGCTTAATCGAGTTAGATAATGCGTGTAATTTTTCTTTAATTAACGCAGGCGCTGCCTTACCATGCTGAAACGTGCCAATCAAAGATGCTAATTTCTCATCTTTTTTTGATAGCTCATACATAATATCGGCCGCATTATCAAACTCATTAATGAGTGGCGTTAGCGCTAAAGCGCCCGCCGAATCTAACCACTTTACTCTTTCTAATTGCTGTTCAAAGTCAGGATATTTTTCTTTACCAACGGTTACGTTTTGATGATAGTGATGAGCATGCCTTGCAAGATAGTCTTGCTCTTCCTGCTCTCGTCGCTTGCGCTCATTGTCCGCAATAGCCGCCTGAATAGCTTCGTTCGCTTTTCTTGACGCTATTTCTTCGGCTTGCTGTGGCGTTAATAATCCGCCGCTAGCATCTGCCGCGGGGGCAGCTGTCTGTGATTTAGCGAGCTCAATTTGGGCTTTTTTATACCCTTCATCATAGCCGCGCCGATGTTCTTTGCCTGCGATTTTAGAGACGTCGCTTTGCATAAACACCTTTTCAGACACTACCGGCTCAACCGGACTAACAGTAGAGACATTCTCATCAGCCGTCGTAACGACTGGCTCTGACCCTTGATTCACACCTTGTAAACCTTCAGACATAAAAACCCTCTTTGACTATCAATCCCGTCACGGTAATGTCTCGTTACAGCTACGAGTAAGCGGTTGCTTTTGACCTGGGCAACACAGGGATGGTATCCAATCACGGTTGTTTCTCATTGCAGATTGAGTACTGGCTACATTAACCGCGTAGCTACGTAATTTGGGTAAAATAATAACAGCAAATAACTACAAGTCAATAGTTATCCACAGGTTATTAACAGGATATTAACAATCAGTAATTAGCCGAGACAATCGAAAGCCAAAATATATACAAGCTCATCATGAGTATTGTATTTTTTGCCTATAGTCATCTTTAGCGGGATAGAAGGGAAAGGCTGCAAGCTACAAGGAAATGTATTAAGAAAAACATCTTCGTCAGGTGGGGTGAGTTTTATTGTTGTTTTTTGTAGAGTGGAATTTGTAATAAAATTATTCAAATCAATTAAATTTTCATCAATACTTGGTTTAAAATACTTTTTAAATAAAACACAAACTCTTTTTTCATTGCCAATTGAAATTTCTTCTTTATTCAGCTCGCCGATTATATAAAAATGATAAATGTCTTTATCGGCAGGAGCGACTTTTGATTTGCAAATTAAAGCGCCGCCCTCAAGCGTATGGTGCAATTGGTTTGCAATATACGAACCACACTTTTCTCCTATTTTATCCACAAAAACCTGCATTCGTTTCATATCGTCTGAGATTATAGACATTTCCACTCCTTTAGAATAACGCTGGCTACTCAATCTAGGTCGAGAGAATTTAAATAATCATAGTTTCTTTCTATTTTCTTATAATCACATTTTTCATATAAGCAAAAACTGATAGGGATGAACAAATACCTTTCTCTTTCCCCAAAACTAGAACCTAAAGCTGCTGCTATAGGTATTATATTTTTTCTACAAATAACATTTAAGAACGGCTCAAGAGAATTCTCTGAAAAATCCTCAAATTTTAACAAAAGAGCTTTATTTTCATTTGAAGGCATTCTTGCAACCGCCGCTACATCAGTCGCAGCTTTTTTTAATCTATCTTGCATATTAACACCCAACCATGCATAGATATCATCTCCCTCACGTAGCCCATCATCGAGGGGAACTTTCGCGTGGCAATCAAAAGAATAATCAGAAGGCTCTGACAAGTTTTCGTTTTTAGCAATAGATACGCTTGGCATTTCTGTGAGGAGTTTATCAAACTCTTCATGGATTATTTTAGAAGCGTAATTAGCCGCACACCCCAAAAAATATAAGGCTTTTTCACGATTAAAATTGCCCATCTTCCAACTCTCCTTTTGTAGCATTTAATTTTTCATTCATTGACATCAACGCTAACACTTCCAGGAGAACCTTCAACGAATAAGCGGCCAATATGCAATGACCATTAGGCGTCGATGGATGCCATCTGAACGTATAAAATTCATTATTTTTAAAGGCAAGCTCTTTTTCTTCGTGGCTTACCCAGTCACAATCTTGCAAAGAGGGTATAAGATCGCAATATTCCTCTACAGACTCTATGCCCGAGCCGATATGCTCATTATAATTTAAATTAAAGCTTATATGCTTAGGAAACTCCACCCTCAACCCCCTTATCGTTATCTTTAGCCGCTTGTCGTACCATATGGTTTAACTCATGCGTTTCTTTTGTATGCTTATGACTCATGTCGGCCGCCTTAATGGCCATATCAACCGCCGCCCTAACACGCTCGGAATAAGCTTCATCTGCCCTTACCGCCGCCTGGGTTTGCGCCATATCAATATCAGCCAATATTTCCAATCGCTCATTTTGCACCTTTTCATTATCGATAGCTATATGAGCAGCCTCTAATTGTGCATCCACCTGGTCTTTTTGCTGTTGCTGCATAATTTTCATGCGTTCATTCTGCGCTTTAATCAGCATTGGGTTATTTTGCGCCGCTTGTTGTGCTTGCTGCATTTGCGCCGCTTTGCGCTGCTCTAATTCTTTCATAAATTCTTGCGCCAATTCTTTCAAATGGTCAATACCGCGTATTTCGATATTATCCAAGACCACCTCTAAGCCTTTTGTATTGATAAACTCAGCAAAGAGTGGTGATGTTTGTGACAGCGTCGTGAGCTCTTGCACGGCCATCGCTTTTTGTAGCGCAAAACTTGGACCTGCCTCAATATTGATATGCAGAGCATTTTCTTCGTAATTTAGCTGCGGTCCTTGACCATCGTTCACGGTCACAAAGTCGCGCTTGCCGTCTTTTCGGATAATAGGTATGGTGCGTGGGGTTTTAACATATTTCGGAAGCAAGTCGACATAGATTTGGCATGCCATTGTTTGCGCCGTTAGAAATCCTTTTAAAGGGGCCTTAGACGCCGCGTTGGAATTGAGCGACCCATAAAACATCGCTTTGCCGCTCAAGTCTTTATTATGCACGCCCATTTCGGCATCGTAAGAGCCCAGTAATTGCTGGCTTGTCTGGTCGGCCATCATAAAAGTATTGGGAATAACCGCTGGTATTTCCGTGCGCCCCAATTGCTGTACAGGAGGTAAGGGAATAGTGCCTGCGTCATCCATATAGGCTTTAGTGATAATAGGTCCTGGTTTTTGCGGGTCGGTGATACCGCGCTGGAAATCTTCCTGGTCGGGAATAGCTTCTTCGGCAATCGCAAATTTCTGTTGCGTAATTAATTCGAGCTCATTTGCCAGCGTTTGCCCTGCCAAGTTTTTAAGTCGTTGCACGCCTACTAAATTATGCGCATACGGCAGCGTTTTTTGCTTCAATTCCGAGAATTTCCCAAACCCCTTGTCACCATCCGCGGTAGGCTCTCTTAATAAACGGGAATTACCATCCCCGAAAATATAGTTTAATCCGTTAAAGTCGGTTTCTTCATACGCCAAAATCTCTGATTCAATCAATACATAGCGACAAAGCGTTTTAAAATCTGTCATGCGAACGCGTGTCACCGCCGGAGGCTGCTCAATATACCCCCCTTCTTCCCATTCTCGCATAAGCTCTTCATATTGCGGCTGCGTTACGGTATGCCCGGTCGCCAACTCATACAGTTTTACTTTTTTCTTTTTTATTTCATAGTAATCGCATAAGACGATAACTTCTTCTTTGCCGTCTTTGTATTTCCAACGAAACTTACCGCCATTCCCCGCGCTCTGCTTTAATTTGCGAAGGTCGATATTACCGAACTCATCCTTAATTTCTTCCAAGGTTTTTCGATATGTCTCTACTACGAATTTGCCATCGCCCTTGTGAGGTTTTCTAGCGTCGGGGTCAAACCATACATTCGTTGGGTCGGCAATATGCTCAAAGTTAATGTCTTGCTCAAAGCTCATGGGGCTTAAATAACTCGTAGTTATTTTGATTACCCCAAAGCCCCCGCCGGTTAAATCTTTCATTAATTCTGATGAAAACCCATCTTTATTCGCTTGCATTAATTTATAGCGTAAGTGGTTTTCCACAAACTCAATTACCTCGGGGTTTACTTTATACCCTGGATTAGCCGACACTTCGATAGCAGGCTCATGCTTATCAAACTCTCCTAGAAGCCTGGATATATACGCCTCGCAAATATTAAACTCAATGACTGGCTTGTCTAATTCATTTAAGACAGACTTTTCCGCTTGCGATAACGTCGTATTAAATACAAAGTTATTAAACCAATGAAAGGTTTTGCAATTGTCTGCAAAATACCGTTGTGCTTTTTCGATATTGTTTTTAATGCGGGGTAATTCTTTTTGATACTTTTTCGCTACTTCCACTGCTGGGCTCTCCTTAAATTATCAATGCGCTTAAATCGATTCATGAGCGACGCGGCTTTTTGATGTTTTGCATAGACATCTTTTTTACGTACGGGCTCTGCAAAGGTTAATGCCAAAGCATCCCCTCCGTCAGGAGAAGCGGCACCACGCTTTTTCATATCATCCTTACTTTCTAATTGCATCGCGCCACTTGATGTCATTCTTTTGATGCGCGGGGTACACAGGTCAGCAAGCAAGCGATCATCGTGAGGAATTTGACATGGCGTCTCTTGCAGCCATTCATTCATCTCACCCCACATTTCCGCCCTTTTGTTAGCATAAATTCTATGCCCATTAATTTCTTTAACCGAGCCACCCCCAAAACTAACGCCGATAACGACATCCCCATATCCCAGCTCTATTAATCGGTCATGCACACCATGACCCCAACCCAAATCGATAAAAACTGCATCAGGCTGTTCATCCTGAATAATGCGCGCAACAATTCCACACACTTGCATGTCATCCGCATCTTTTACGTACTCTAACCCATAAGCTACGCGCCCTCGGCGTCTGATAATTCCTGTTCTGCCGCCGCTTTTCCCTTTACCCGCAGGGTCTACGCCAACTATTAATGGTGCATTCTCTTGATTGCCTATCTTTTCTTTCATAGCGCGCATGACCACGCCGGAATCAATCAACGCCTCATTTTCGTTACCTTCGAACGCTTCGGTAGCATTACAGGGGTATTCCTGACGAAATGCCATTGCCCCATCCCGGCCACCGGTTTTAAGCTCTATTACTTTATATCGACGCCATTTAAGTTGAGCCTCGTCTAATCCGTACAGCTCTACAAGCTCTAACTCATAGTCATCTAACTCAATCTTTTCATCGCTAAAAATTCGATATTCCGACTGCCAAAACCACGGCACAAAGATAGCCTCAAACCCCGAGTCACCGCTCATCGCTAATTGCCATTGTTCAAAGAAATAATTACCCATCCCGTTAGCTGTCGACTCTAAAAATATCTCAGTACCCGCCATCAGCGGCACGGCTTGCAAAGCGCCCTTGGCATGCTCTTCTGCATTTTGCCAATAAGCGACCTCCGAGCCGTGGAACAGCTGAATGGTTGAGCCACGACCAGTCGATTTGTTTTTTGCAGTGGCAATTTGATAAGCGCCCGATAAACCTGAAAACACAAGCTCATTCGCATTGTCGCGGGTAGCCATGGGTTTTAGGACAGAAGGGCAGCCTTCATGGAAGCGCTTGGTCATGTCGAATAGATTTTGGGTTGCTTTGTCTAAATGCGTAAGAATAAAGACTTGGTAGCCAAACTCATGTGTAACGCGCCAGTAAAATCGGCCACCAACATACGTAGAGCATCCTTGTTGACGCCCTTTTAAAATAAGGGCGCGGACATAGCCTTTTTCTAGGCGTTGCTTTTCAACACGCTGATGGATAAATTTTTGAGCTTGATTTAGAATGAATGGTTTTACCGCACCTTCTTTGGTGCGTATTTTTAAACATCGGGATGAGTAAAGCGGAAAATCTGTTTTAAAGCGATGCCTTAAATTAAGCTCTTCTTGACTTAGCATTGAGAATTTGCCTAAGAAATCCCGCAATGATATAGCCTATGGCTAATAAGTCAACAATTTCTGTGGATAACCTGTGGATAAGTTACCCTCCGCGGAAGAGTTGGGGGTAGCGGAGGGTATAAACAGCATCGGGAGAAGAGGCTGTTATCTTTAGTTATCGTACTGTATATCAGAAAACTTGCTTCTTGCATAGTCACTTAAATCATTTAGCTCTTTGTGTATGCAATTATGCGCCGCACTTAATCGCGCCGACAAATGAGAATCGCTCTCTGCGTAATGCAGGCTTAACTCTTTTAATCTAAGCGCCATACTTGACAGGTTCCCCAATTCTTTTACTAGATATACATAATCAATTTCTTTCATGTCGTCTCCTTGCTTGCTTTATTCTCTTCAATCATATCATCCATCACAGCTTTGCATTTTAAATGAATATCCCAGGCGCTTTCGCGATGCGGTGTTCTGTAAATAGCAAAATTCTTTCCCGATTTTAGTGCCTCCAGAATCTTTTTCTGACGGGGATTTAATTCCTTTTTGAGCATTTCTTTAATTAATCTCTCTAAAAACATTTCTTACCCTCCTCACGCCCCATGCTGATTTTCTTCAATAAACTCTTTATTTTCTCTTCTTTTTTTTATCATTAAAGTGAGCTCCTTACATCGCTCAAGAATACCCATCATATCTTCCAGCGTTTTTAAAAAAAATTCACAATCGTCTGAAAATGAAAGATCTGGATAAGCCGTAAGCCTATCTTTCACCCAGTACAAATACCCTCTCAAGCATGCGTATATATCGGTGTCAAACTCCATAATAGCTTGCTTCATTTGCTCTATCGTTTTTTTCTCTACTTCCATTTCTTACCCTTTAACAACCATCCAGCCAACAAATCATCAAAACTATTATCAAATATTTTTTTAGTTTTGTCGTTTTTAGTTAAGACCCGCAGTTTATCCACCAAAGAATCACGCCATGCATAAATATTAAAATTTTGAGCATTCCAAAAATAAGATAAATCAAACAATATTACTTTAGCTTGCTCTGAGCCAGGATTTAAAATATCGGCAAAAAATCTTTTTTTGCCGCCCATTGCAAAAAACACCTCCACCAAATTTAGCTTATTTAAATTACGGCAGCTAGGGGTGCATTGTAATGATATTTTAACCAGCTCATATTTATGTGACGCCATCTTTCCTTTTATAATTGGCTGTTTCCCACAATATTTGCATGGATTTAAACCTGCTCTACTTATCAAGATATCACATATTTCCTGTAGCTCCTTTTTCATCTCTATCTTAACTCTTTTTTCACAACTATCTGCTTCTGTTGGTTTTTAATTTCAAACTCAATCTTTTCTAACTTTTCGATGATTGTTCCGCATTTCATAAAGATGAATATACTCATAATAAAAATAAAAACTTTCATATCCATGACCTTTACCATAATGTGATAAACCCATACCCGAATTGCACGAGTTTTGATATCAGCTACTGTCTATACAAGAGCATCAATCTTGTATAGCGTTGGTATCTTGAGCTAATTCGCATGCCTGAGAATTAGCTATCAACTTCTACAGATGATTAACCTGTCCTGCTCGCTGAGCGTGTCACTGTCCACGCCGATGGGTTCGTAGCTATGCTTGTGCTTTCTTTGGTCGAACACGTTGAGCGCCAACTTTAGTAGCAACATCATTATCCTCAACTTTCATTTTTGTCGGTGCAGTTAATTTAACATCGGGGGATTTAGCCTCTTTATCAAGCCCCGCAAAAGCTTTCATCGAATTAAGCGCAGCTACATTAAAAGTCGGAAGCCGCTCTACCTCAATCCTTTCCTCTTCTATTTCATTAATTAAATCGCATGTTTTGCTTGCCAGCATTACTATATCTTCCAAAATACTAACCTGTAACTCTATTAATCTATTTTTCATTTGCTATTTCCTTCTCAATATTTCTTTCTTGATTTGCAAGATTAATCGCCATAGCCTTCCTTGAAAAAAAGCACGCTTCTTCTAATTTAGTTTTAGCAATACTAAATTCTCGCCCCTCCATGCATACCATTTTTAAATTGGCTAATAACTCATCAAACATTTCACCAATCGACACAGCCTTTGCTTTGCCGTACTCGTTTAGTGAGTACGTATTAAAATATTCGGATGCAGCTTTATTATCTTGATTTACATCTTCGCTCATATTTACCCCTTATTAGCATGATTATTTCCCACAAAAAATACATTTATTCCCCAGATTTTTAAGCAACTCATTTTTGCCGGTGAACTGAAAAGGCGGCGTCTTAACATGAAAACCCAATATGCATTTAATCCATTGTTTTAATCGAAATCCCCACATTTCCCCTCCAGATTATTCTTCAAATTTTCCTATGTCCCATGCATCTTCACTCTTGTCATCCGGGAGATAAAATCGCAAATCCGAAGCGCGGTACCCAATCAAATAACCATCTTCATTGATTTTTGCAATAAAATCTACATCCCCAGAATGCATATCTTTGCACATCAAATATACACACCCATTTTCCTTCTCTAAATAAAACCCTAACTCACGCTCTGTCTGTTCTTCGTCTTTATCAACATCATTTCTAATAGATAATTTCATTCTTTACCCTCCTCCTCTTTATACAGCTTTGCTTTTTTTCTATTAGGCTCAATATCCTCGCCTAAAAATCCGCTTAATCCATGAAACCATGGAAATATAAATTCACCGTTTTCTCTTATTATACAAACCACGTCTTTTTCATTCGTCATAATATTCTTTGCAACTATACCAATCCCATAAAGATGCCTCTCAAGTATTAACTGCACCTTATCTTCGCCATCATTTTCCGTAAATAGCAACATATATACCCCTATCCTTATAAAGCAAAACATATTAACATATGCTTGATATGTTGCAAGTTAAAAAGAGATTAAATTAATGAAGAAAGTACACAAAGACTATGCTGATAAAATAAAGAGTCGTTTTTACAAACAGACGA